TTTTAAAATTACAAAAATGAGAAGAATAATTGAACAACTAAAAGAACAACGAGAAAAAGCAAAGGATACGTTTATAGAAAATAGTTTTATAAAAAGGAATTGTAAGATAGATGCACCTTGCCCCGATACCGATGCTGATTTAGATGCTATTGCAGAACTAAACCAAGCTATCAGTATTTTAGAAAACGCTACAATGGCAAAAGAGCAGCATGTTAATTGTGGCTAACGCATTGTGTATGGTGCGTATGCCGATAGGCTATGCAATATACACGTTGTTAGCCACAGTACTTTAACCACTAAATTTAAGGATAATATTATGCAATACTTTGGAGGAAAAGCAAGAATAGCAAAAGACATAGTAAAGGTGTTGAATGAATACCGAAAACCAAACCAAACATTTATAGAGCCGTTTTGTGGGGGAATAAATATTACCTGCTTAATGGGCGATAATATAATTGCCAATGATAAGAATTGGGAACTTATAGAGATGTATAAAGCTATACAGAATGGTTGGTTGCCACCAAAAAATGTAAGTGAAGATGACTATGAAAAAGCAAAGACAACAGATGATGCAAAAATAAAAGCCTTTATCGCTATTGGATGCAGTTACTCTGGTAAATGGTTTGGTGGATATGCGAGAGGGCAAAAGGGAAGAAACTATGCTAAAAACGCAAAAAATAGCCTTGCTAAGAAATTTAAAACATTGGGAGATGTTAAGTTTATTAGTAAAAGTTATGATGAGATTGAGTGCAAAAATGCCTTGATTTATTGCGACCCACCTTATAACGACACTACTAAATATAAATTTGGAAGTTTTGACAGTAATTCTTTTTGGCAATGGTGTAGAGATATGAGCAAGAAAGGAAACACAGTAATAATTAGCGAATACAAAGCACCTGATGATTTTAATTGCATTTGGAGCAAAGAAACGAAAACAGATATAAGAACTAAAGCCAACGGAAAAGAAAGTAGAACTGAGAAGCTGTTTCTGTATTGTGGCTAACAAGCAAATAAACCACACTAAACGATTTAGTAAGTAGGTTTATCAAATAACCATCAAATAAAAATAGAATTGTTAATTCAAATAAATTACGTAAATTCGTAAATATGGAAAAAAAGAAAGTCAAAATAAGAACTAGAAGCAAAGCACCGATAACTCAATTCGATAAAGATTTCATTAAATTGGTTAACAAAACTCTAGTTAAAAAAGGCATGACAGTAAACGACTTGACTAGAGCTTGCAATTCGTACAATTACGATAACTTTAGAGACTATTTCAACGATCAGAAAGGAGAGTTTAGAAGCCGAACAATAGGTAAGGTTTGTAAAGTTCTTAACTTAACAATCGTAGAAAAATGAAAAGTGTTTTATTAATGTGTTTAATCGGAGCTTTAACGGCTCTAGCCTTTTTTATAGGATTCGTTTTACTTGTTAAATATTTACTACCAAAAGATCAAGATCATGAAGAAAATTGAAGAAATTGAATATAAAGAATTAAAAGACACTGATTTTATTTTAACTAGTGTTAAAGAAGTTTATCAGGATAAATTTCTAATTGGATTTGATGTTGTTTACGTAAATAAATACTTTGAAGACAAGGTGAAAACTGAAAAATGTTTTAGGGTAAAAGATATACAAATATTAAAATTTGTAATGAGTCATGATGAGATACACGAATTATCATTGTTTTTTTTACATATTTTTTAAACATGAAAGGTCAACCTGAATACAATCTTCAAAAGCAAATATGCCAGTATTTAAAAAATCAATACCCAGAAGTGCTTTTCCTTTCTGACACCGTGGCAAGTGTTAAACTAACTTTTCCGCAACAACAAAGAAACAAAGCAATTCAAAAAAATCAGTTTGCTTGCCCTGATCTATTGATACTAGAACCAAAAAAACAATATCACGGGCTAATGATTGAACTGAAAGTTGAAAGCCCATTCAAAAAAAATGGTGAAATACTCAAGTCAGACCATTTAAAAAGACAGCAAAACACCATTAAAGAACTAAAACAAAAAGGATATAAAGCAGAATTTTCATGGGGGTTCGAAATGACAAAAGAAATTATTGATCAATACCTTAAATAATGAGCAAGAAACTAACCGATAAAGATAAACATCAAAAATGCATAGATGTTTTAGAGTTTATGATCGAAAATATGAAATCGCTTACTCACTCACTAAAAGTTAAAGGAGTTTCAAAAACGGTTTTTTATAATTGGAAGGATAGCTCAGAAGAAAATAAAAACCATTACGCGCGCACACGAGAAGAATTAATTGATTTAAAATTTGAAAGTATTCAAGAGGATTATTCGGAGGATCCACTTTTAGACCCCACTACTGGAAAAATAGATAGCGGCTGGGTTCAGCTTCAAAGATTAAAGATTGATTCTAAAAAATGGGAATTATCAAAGCTTAAACCTAAAAAATATGGAGACAGTACAACCTTGAAACACGAAGGGGGCGAAAATCCTATTGAAACAATTCAAGTTTTTAAACTACCTGATAATAAAAGAGATTGAGTGAAACAAAAATAATACAACCGCAAGATGGTTATCAAATGCAAGCACTTTCTTCTTCTGCCGATATTGTAATCGGTGGAGGTGCTGCTGGAGTTGGTAAAACGTTTACTTTATTACTTGATCCGTTACGCCATATTCACATTAAAGATTTTGGAGGGGTTATATTCAGAAGAACAAGCCCACAAATTAAAGCGCAAGGGGGGTTGTGGGACACTTCTTTAAGTTTATATTCGCTTATACCTGGAGCAGAACCAAAAGAAACAAATTCAAGTTGGAGCTTTTCAAATATTTCTAAATTAAAATTCAATCATTTAGAATACGAAAAAAATGTTTTTGACTGGCAAGGTTCACAAATTCCCTTTATTGGGTTTGATGAGTTAACGCACTTTTCTGAAAATATGTTTTTTTACTTGCTTTCTCGAAATAGGTCGGTTTGTGGTGTTCGTCCTTATGTACGCGCAACTTGTAATCCTGATCCTGATTCGTGGGTTGCTGATTTTATATCGTGGTGGATTGATAAAGAAACTGGTTTTCCTATTCCAGAACGCTCTGGAGTTCTTCGATATTTTATAAAAGATAATGACTCCTATATTTGGGGAGATACAAAAGCAGAATGTTTAAAAAATGCTGAATATCTAATCAAACCAATTTTAGAAAAAACCGATTCAATTGATCCTAACGACTTAATCAAAAGCGTTACTTTTATAAGTGGTGACATTTATTCGAATAAAAAACTGCTTGAATCAAATCCCGAATATTTAGCAAATCTACTGTCACAGGACGACGAAACAAAGGCGCAATTATTAGACGGTAACTGGAAAGTTAAAATTGATGAAGCTGACTTATATCATTATCATACTTTTACTGATGTTTTTACAAACTCGCAAGTTCCACAGGGGACAAAAAGAATCAGCGCGGATATTGCATTAAAAGGTTCTGATAAATTTATTGTGATTGTTTGGTCAGGTTTTGTAATTATAGATATTTCTGTAATTGGAAAATCCGACGGGAAAGAAGTTATCGACGAAATAAACCGACTAAAAAAAATGCACGGTGTTTCAAATTCAAATATTACTTTCGATAATGATGGAGCTGGTGGATTCGTTGACGGTTTTATAAAAGGCTCTATTGAATTTAAAAACGGATCAGCAGCAATAAACAAAGAAAACTACAAAAACCTAAAAACCCAATGTTATTATAAAAGTTCGGATAGGTTTAATTCTGGAGGTGTTTATATCCCTGAAGAAATCGCTTCAAGAATGTATGACGACAAAATGACAATCAAACAAAGATTAATGTTTGAACGTAAAGCAATAAAAAGATTTAAGAAGGATCATGACGGCAAATTACAAATAAACCCGAAGGATGAAATGAAAAGAAAAATTAAAGGGCAATCTCCAGATTTATTTGATGCAATAATGATGGTAGAAATATTCGAACTAAAACCAAAGCGAACCGCCCCAAGATCAAATTCACCAATAAAACGACGTAGATAAATGATACCTTTTAAGACTAAAGATTTTACTTTTTCTATACCTTCAAGTTTTGACGATTTGAAAATGAATGATCTCAAATTCATAAAAGAAAACCTAGAAGATAATGAAAAGATAATCGAAAGGTTAACTGGCTTAAAAATCAACACTCTTTTAAAAATCGATTTAGATAAGATAATTCAAACGTTAGATTTTATAAACGAACCTCTAAAAGAAATAGAAGAAAGTCAATTAATTACGATAGACGATAAATCGTATCTACTCCCTGAAGATATTACATTAAAGACATGGTATCAACAAATAGAAGCTTTCAAAGCGTATAAAAATGGAGACTTGAATACTGTTGTAGCTGTTTATTTAGAACCTTTGATAAGAGGTAAGAAAAAACCAAAGCCAAAAAAAACAAAAGAGCTTTCAAAAAATCTAGATAAATTAACTGTTCAAGAGTTTTTCGGGGCTTTTAATTATCTTGAAAAACAAATACTTTTACTTTCTGAGCGCATTAAAAACATGCCACAACCAAAGATCACACCCGAACAAATTGAGGCTGGAGCGGAATCCTTTAACGTTTTAGGAGA